GCGGGTGTATCGCTTTTACCAGTTAAAGAACCTCCGGACATACCTGGAGCGGGTGTATCGCTTTTACCAGTTAAAGAACCTCCGGACATACCTGGAGCGGGTGTATCGCTTTTACCAGTTAAATAATTGTAAGCGCCATAACCAGCAACACCAATAGCTCCAGTCAAAGCAGCTACACCCAATCCTGCGCCTAAAGGAATTAAACCAAGACCAGCTGCTATAGCTATTAAAGGGATCGCTACGGCTTCAAATGCAGCTACTTTAGATGCTGCTCCACCCAGGGAAGTGTCAAGACCTTTAAAGCCTTCCATTGCAGAAATAGCTATGTCTGCTAATTCATTTAAAGCAGGGTACATTTGACCCATGATGGAATTTTTTAACCCCATCATTGATGTTTCTAAAGCAACAGTTTTTTCCGTAAAAGCAGCAGATTGTTGTGCGCCTTCTTGGGTAATTTTATTAAGTTTTGCTTGTTGCTCTACAAGCTCTTTTGTTTTATCTACGCTTTGGGTAAGCAAATAAAAGGTATCAGCCCCCATTAAAGGAGCTGATAAAGCTAAAGCAGCTTGTATGCCTTTTTCTTCTTTAACTTTAATAAGGGCTTTAGAAAGTTCTAATAAATCAACTTTGCCATTTTTAAGTCCAACTCCTAAACGAGTTAACCCTGTAAATACTTCCTCACCACCAAGCCCAAGACTAAAAGCAGTTAGCCCGCCTTCCATGTTTTGCATAGAAGCGGCAAAATCTTCTGCATTACCGCCCATTGCTTTTACCGCTTGACCCCATGCCGCTAAACTATTAACGTTGATGCCAAGCATATTAGACTGGCGATTAAGTTGGGTATTAGTTTGAGTTACGGAAGTAATTAAGCTTTTAAGTCCAGCAACACCAAAAGCAGCTACTCCAAGTTTCATTACTGATTCAGTAACTTTGTCGAAACTTTCTGCAGTTTCTTTTGCGCCTTTTTGGTTTTGTTTGGAAGACTTATTAGCTTGATCCTCCATTTTTTTAAGAGAATCAACCGCTTTCTTTTGCGATTTATCAAAACCAGAGGCATCAAGCCCCAGTTCTATAAGCAGCGAATCTATTACAGTAGCCATTATTTAGAACTCATTAAAGAGGCATTATACCTGTCTACAGCACTAATTTCAATAAGTATCCATAAATCTTCAACACCGTAAACGGTATCTAATTCATGTAATGTAGCCATTTTTGACGATATTACAGTTGCTATCGTTTGCGAAGTGGCTTGATACTCAATGAGTCGTTTTGATGATTGGGTTGTGCTTTGGACTCCAAAGTCGATTCTTTTTCTCCTAAAAAAAAATCCATATGAAGATTCCAAATTGCTTTACGTAAAGCAAGTCTAGTTGATACTTCTTCAATATCATCTTCTATTAAAAATCTTTTAATATTTGGACTTGGGATAAATTGCACACAACCCATCATTTCATCTAAAAGTGGCTTAGCCGCATCAAATGGGATTTTAAGCAGATTCATATAACCTACTGCAACTAATCCCGCCATGCCTTGAGAAACTAAAGTATCAGGTATTTCTATGCCAGCATTACCTATGGCAAGAACAGCTTTGATAGCCCAATTTTCTGCTTGGGTAGCACTCATTTCCGTGATAAGAAATTCTTTTCCCTTATCACGGCCTGTTTGTGCTACAAATGACGCTTCTTTTCTAGCCATTTTTTAGATCATTCCTTATTAAATCTGACCGCCAATAATACTTTGCCAAGTAATCTCGTACACTACTGGTTGCAATGTCTTTTTAACAGCTGGAAACGGAGTTGCCATTGTTAAGTAGCCATTTTGTAAAGTATACACCATACTTGTGGACGGTAACGTAATTGAGCCGCTAGCAGAAAAAACATCCATTGCCGCATCTTGAGCATTACGCCATGAATCAAATAAGAAAATACTAGGACTATCTGCTTGTAAATGAATAGTCATTTTGTAAGGCACGAATACCTTACCAGCAGACAAAATATTATCTACGCCCATTAGAACTTCTGATTGTTGAACTGCTTCGCCTTCAAAAGCATCATCTACTGCGTAACCCCGAATTACCTGGGGTACGGGAAAGTAATTGTTGATGGCAAGTGTTAGGACCGAATTTGCTGAGGTTATTGTTGACATAATTTATTCCTTATTGAATTGCAATAGAAGCCATAGTGATTTGTTGTACTGCTTCGCCATCCTGATAATACAGAGTGATCGGAGGAGACTGACGTGCAGCACGAGTCTGAGCTGTAGCTGGCAGAATCTGCAAGTAGAAGCCTTGGGAAGCAATGGTAGGAGCAGCGTTAAATCCTAAAGCATACTGAATTTCAGCAGCTTGTGCAGCTGAAACGTTAATGCCAGCACGAATTGCCCCAAAGTTTGTAGCTGAATTGATTGGATCTAAAGCAGCAGAATAGATCAAACCATTACCTTGTGAGTTATAAGGAATTGCACCTACTTGAGTCAATAAATTCACCATAGACAATTGTAAGTTAGCATTTAGCCAGATTTGGTTTAAATAAGTATCCGCCCATAGCCATTTACCAGATACTGAACCTGGGGTAAACCAGTTAGCGTTGTTAGCTGGGTTATTTGATCCAAATGCACCGTAGCAGTTATAACCATTACTCAAAACAGCAGTGTATTGAGTTGAATTAGTTACAGAAGGTACTAAGCCAGATTGAGATTTAAAGTCTAAAGTTGCACGACCATTTAAACGATTAAAATTCAAAGAAGCAGCAAAACCGCAAACAAAAGCTGCGTGGGTTAAATTGCCATAAATTGGGCAAGTACCAATAAGTTCATTTACTTGCAAATAATTACCAAAAGTAATTGTGCTATTATCGGTTAAAACGTTAACATCTGAGTCTTGGCAAACATATAACCAACGGGGGGAAGCAGAATTACTCCATTGGGCAAATGCTTCTTTTTCTGTAAGGGAAGCTTCCCAAACAGTCATAAAGGTTGCCCAGTTTTGATTTTGAGTCAAAATATTAGCCATAAAGTCAGCAGGAGTACCAGCATTTGCCCCTTGGGAAGCAATAGCTCCAGTTGCTTGAGTTAAACGCAAATTAGTAGCTAAAGTACTAGTTGCAGCAAAACCAACTGTTTGAGTTGCACCAGTAGCAGTAGTAGTAAATACAAAGGCCGACTGAGTTGAGTTATAAGACACTGTAAAGCCAGGGCTAGTAAATCCGGACTGAATAATAGAAGCTGCTGAACTAAAGCTTGTTGCGGCGCTTAAATTGATTGCTCCGGATGTTTGAACTACGCCGGCAATAGTAATTGCCAAAGTACCGGTAAAGGTTTGTAATTGGCCTAAAGTTACAGAAGCCATAGAGCCACTGCGTAGCCAACCAGGAATAGCTACTTCTGGATAACAAGTCATCAATAAACTACCGGGCAATTGAGTGCCATTTTGGTAGCCATTGAAATAAATACTAGCAACAGTAGCTTCGTCTGAGCTGGCTCCGAAATAACTTTGAACTCCTGCGGCATCAGCAAAATTTAATACAGTGCCATAAGGGGCTAGAGCATTTTGAGTAAGCACTAGACCATTTAGATCAACTGCTATACCATTAGCCGATAAGACTGAAGGTACTACTTGTACTACTTGCGAAAAAGGAATGGTACTCATAAATTCTCCTAGGGTTTAAATGTCTGATCTATTGGAGCCAGTCCAATATCAACAGCTTGCGTCGATTGTTGCTGAGTTGATAGGGTTGGGTTATATTGTAAACTGGCTACCAGTTTCCATCTTTGCTCATATTGTGCTTCTCCATCAATAAGAGGAATTTGGATAGGATCGTCTGCATACAATGGTTGAATATTTGGCGGGAAAATCTCCGTTGCATATTCGTCACGAAACAATGCCATAGTTTCCACTGCCCAAATTTGTGAACTTGGACCATAAAAATCTAATTGCATTGAGTATTTCGTAGGGGTTAAAACTGTTTTGCCTTGAACTACGGATTGATAGTTATCTATGTTAAAAGATAAGCGATCCATACCCGTATTGTTCATGGTGATAAAACCACCTTTTGGCATAGGAACTTTATTGTCTTGGGCTTGCACAATTTGTACTTCAGTAGGAATGAAGCTTTTTAAAAAAGTCCTCATAGCCGTAAATACATCTTGATCATTTATGTCTATTACTACGGCCATAATTAGTCCTGTTGTAAAGTTACTATAACGTGACACCAATCAGGCCATGTTTCCATAACTTGAGTAATAAGCCAATTTTTATTGCATCCTTTAGGCGTTTCTGGGAATACCAAAATATCACCGCCTATTTGATCAGCTCTAACTACGCCAGCTGCATTACCATACATATAGACCGAACGCATAATGCCGTTAATATTTAAACCATCTATATGCTTTAGATCAGTAGCGCTTAATGCTTGTATTTGTGCTTGTACTGTTAAAGTAATAGTTTTAGGCGTTCTTTTACCAGCATCATCAGTTATATAACCGTTTGATTGTACCCAATTTATTTCTTGGTTGGGATTGGTTACTTGAATGTATTTATTAGCAATGCCACGCAGATTCATTATTAGCCTTTAGTAAAATCTGAACCAGCTTTATTAACTGCGTTCTGGACTGTATCTCTCATATAAAAGGTATCTCTTAATGGAGCGTTAAATCCTTTTTTTGCTACAGTAGAAGGAGCATTTGGAGGAAAATTAGTATTAGTAATTTGTTCTTTCATGTTCATAGCAGCTACTCTACCTAATTTTTCCAAAGTATCAAAAGCAGTTTGTTGACCTAAAACTACTCTTGGTATATCACTAGCAACTTGTTTAACCCAATCATCTTTGTAATTTTTGATTGTAGGTCTCATAAAAGGTCTTGCTGGTACTTTAGCTGCTGGAGCGCCAAACTCATTGATTGCCGCCACTTCAGCAACTGTCATTCCATTTTCATAACTGAATCCGGATGGAAAACCTACTTGCGCAACTAAATTCTCAAATTCTTCCGGCACACGCTCAAGCGTAAGCTTTATTTTATCGAGATTTAATTGCTTCATCCAAAGTACCCGCCGGCCCTACGGAATCCTAAGTTTTCTGGACTACCACCAACGTATAAACCTACGTTAGCTACAATGCGTAATAAAGCTCTTAATTGGTTGCCATACGGAGTAGTAGCTAACCACCAACCGAAAGCTGTTTTAATTGGAGGCGGCACAAGGGATACATTAACTGTACCCTCGGCCGAACCTTGTACTACGACTGCAGGAATTCCTGCATTTATAAGACTAAAAGATGCCGCTAAATGGGCACACATAAGATCAATAGCTAATTGCAATTGTTTGGATTGAAAATTCCAAGGATAGTTATTATCTATGTTGATATACGCAGTACCCATAGTCCACCAACCTTCAAGTTGAGCAGGAGGAAACAAAGTAGTATTCTCAAATTGAGGAAATTGGTTCCGAAATGCTTCGTCGTTGTAGACTGGTGTAATAGACGTCATATTAGATGTTTCCTACCTTTGGGCCATCTTCTTTTTGATAATCCGCATCAGTTAATGGTGCTGACTCATCTTTCAAATTCATATCAGCAGCTACTTTTTCAGCTTCCGCTTTTTTAGCTTTTACTGTTATAAATCCTTCTTTTTCATGATTTTTGAATGAAGGATTCTTTTGAAGTTCTTCTAAATCATAATCGGTAATTTCTGTTGATACGCCTAATGGAGTAATCAATCGATCGTCTGCTACACCTGTTCCGCCTTTAATTAGAACAGCATGTCCTTTAATAGGAATATCTCCGCCGCCAGCTATCCAATTTGTGTAAAGTTGGTCATTGGCTAAAGTTGAAAACACATAGTTTTTTGACATTTTAATTTTCCTTTTTGATGTTAAGAAAGACGGAGTTTCCCCCGTCTTCCCATTCTACATCAATTAAATGCCAGAGTAACGAACTACAGCATAAGGACGCTTAAGCAATACACCAGCTGTTGCATTGGCGTAATCTTCTTCGTATGCCTTAGCTTGCTTTTCCACGCCTAAAGCTTGGAATTTAGCAGGAACTACTTGCACCCATGTGCGCTCATCATCACTACCACCATCAGCTACCATTTCGGCATAGAGGTAGAATACGTTAGCGCCACCGTTTGCTGCATTCAACTGAGGAGCTGAAATTACACGCAGTTTTGGATAAGTCTTAGCAAGCCAATCGCGAACTGAAATACCGAAGTCAGAAGTTACTGACAGATATTGGTAGCTAATTGTTGGCAATGCCAAAGTCAATTCCACATCTTCCGGGTTAATGGTATCTTGAGATTGATTTTGCAACTGAGCTGCAGCAACACGAATGTCAGCAACGATTTGCAAGAAAGTCTTTGTAGACCACAATGTTGAGCCACCTGTACCAGTGGCAGCAACTGTTACGTATGCTGGTAGACCTGGATCGTTCAAGAAACCATAAGTCAAGTTACTACCATTATTGAAACCGTAGAAACCTACTAAGTTGCGTTGGATTTCAAGAGCTAAAGCAGCGGAAGCACGTTTCTCAGCAGAAGTGCTGATACGGATACGAGCTGCACGAGCTTCTTCAAGCATACCTACTTTGATACCCTTTTCAAAACGGATAACTGTACGGCGAACGAAGTTAGTGTTCCAAGATGCCAAAGGAACGTTGGTGTAATCGCCATAAGGAACGGCGTTACCAATTGGCTCCAAGAGACCTTGAACAATTTCTTGATCTTCCCAAGAACCTGTTGTAGTAATACCAACGAGTTCGTCAATTTTACGAGCCGCTGTGATTACTTTAACGAAGCCGGGAAGCCAGTTTTGTAGAAACTGAACTGGAGTCGTGATCGAAGGTTGGCTTACATCGCTTTGAGTATCCATTGCGTAATTAGCCATTGCCTTCAGATTTTGTGCTCCAAAGTTAATGCCGAGGTCACCGAGTGCAGCGTAATCGGCAACATCTTCGGCAGACATTTGCACCGAGCCAACTTGGCGGGGAGCGATTGAGCTGCGTTCGATAGATTTATTCATGTTTTAGTCCTTATTATTCAGTGATACGGATAGCTGCTAAGCCAGTACCGGTTGTTGGGTAGCCCCAAACTACGCAATTAGGAATCAATGCGTTACCAGTTGTAGCAGAAGCACCAGGAGCTACAGTAGAAAGAACGCCAGTAGTAGTGTTGTATTGAACCAAATCACCAATATTAGCAGCACCAACTAAGGTTACGCAAATAGTACCCATAGTCATAAATTCACCTTGTGAATTTGGGCCTAAGAACAAAGTTGGATCTAATGGAGCACCACCAACTGCGCCGTAAGAAGCATAGGCTTTTGGGTTAACCAAAATACCAGCAAACAAGATACCAGTACCAACTACACCACCTTGAGTAGCTACGTTAGTAGAGTTAGATTTTGTAAATGCCAAACCAATTGTTCCCCCAGTGGAATCAAGAGTTAAGGAATCTACACGTTGTGGACCGTCAACAATCAATTCACCGGGAATACCAAATCCCAGATTGATGTTAACTGTGGATTGGAAAGTCGCAGCAGTCATGATTATTTACCTTTTAAGAAACGTTGAACGAAATTACCCTTGCGAGCTACAGAATCCATAGCTACGCGACTTGGGGCACCCTTGCCTTTGAGGAATGATTCTAAAGCAACTACGCGAGCTTCTTTAGATGCTTCCAAGCCAAGCTTTTTGCAGCCATACTTAGCCATTTTGTCCAAATCCATATCTGAATGATCAAATGCACCGATATGAGCGGATAGCTGATTGTATAGCTTAGATTTCATAACCATGTTAGCTTCAACAGTACGAGCAATAGTTGCTGCGTCCATGCCTTCAGCACGTTGGCCTTCTTTTTCTTCTTTCTTTTGGCCACCTTGGACGATTGGATCTTCTTCGTCTTTAGTTTCGCCTGGCTTCTCTTCGTCGCCATCAGGTTTGGTCATATCTTCGTCTTCAACAGCTTCCATACCTGCTGAACCATATTGTTGACCAGTTAATTCTTGGATTTTTGCTAATTTAGGCATGACTTCTTCAAGGAATTTATGAACTTCCTCAAGAGACATATCCTGCTTTTTTTCGCTAACTTCAGCGACTTTGTTTTCTTCAGCCATGTTTAAAAACTCCTTGTTATCTACGGTGAAAGTGAAATGATCTAAAACTGCTACATCCGGACCCATGCGTCCATTCTCGACAAGGGCCAAATGATTACCTCGAATATCCCGTTGCACATAGTCATACTTTACTCCATCATAAGTACCTGGAGCGTATTCGTATCTGCAACGGTATCCGCAGGATAATTCTTTTTTACCATTAGCAATGAGATTTGCCATTGCTTCGGAAAATACTTTAATATTGCCTCTAAGCGTTTCGCCATCAAAATGCACATCCTGACCAATAACACCTTGTACGCCTTTTTGCTCAGAGGGGGTTAACCCAGCATCTTCACTTCCTAGCATAACGTGATTATCGATCCAAGGGATCAATTTAAAGGAATCAATACATTCTTTAGTACCAAGCTCTTCCGCTGGTCTATACACTATGTATATACGGTCTTGATCGCATTCGGGGGAAACTGAACGTCCAGAATAAGGAAATACTCCCACCATGGATAACGGATTGTCTTTTACTTCAAACCATCCATTAGTATCATATTCACGCTTATCCATACCCGAAGCATTAGCTTCAGCCGCTTCCGCAATTTTTTCTTCGTCGCCATCAATTTTGGGAAACAAGTCTTCTGGTGCATCCTCTATAGTAGCCCATACAAAGTCGCTATGCTCATCATTTAGTTCGGGCTTGAATTCACCATCATTGCACCCAAACAAACGCACCTTACCCTCCGAATAAATAAGATTAATCCCAGTTTCCGGTACGTGCATTGTTTCTTCCCGAGATTCTCTGATAGCGCCTTCAATTGGAGATTCCCCGTCTTCTACATGTCCGCCTGGAAAGCCCCAAGTATTATCTTTAGTACGTTTCATCCAAAGGATTTTGTCGTCGTCAGTATAGACTATGAAAGCTACTACTTTCGAATCAGGTTCTTCTTTCAAATCCCGTTTATGGGATTCTTTCATTTTTTCTGCCTCTACTTCATCCACGCCATGTGTTTTACGTGCGTTGGAGTAAGCAATAGCAACTGATTGTTTGGGGTCATGCCCTGCTTTAATCAATTCACGAATGTTGTTTTGCACTACTTCTTTTGAATAACCTGCTTGTAATGGCATTAACAAGTCCTTCCTGTCTGAACTGGTATATTTGTTACATTTAATAATACTGTAGCTTCTCTTGTGTTGCCTTCGGATGTGGCAAATAAAGCTCTAATTGTGTAAAGCTGATTTACTTGAGGCGTGGGGATAATACCCCCAGAAATTTGCACTGAAATAACTTTACCTATATCAGCCACTGTGTCGTCCGGAAAAGTAATAGGATCAGCATTGATTGCTGGCCCCAATAAACTAAGACCTAATTGATCCGCGGCGATAGAAGTAACCGAAGTAATAACCTCTAAAGCATCAAGGATATAAGTGCAGTCAATATCATAGTAGATTACTTCGGNAGTCCGTTTTTCTAAAATGTAACTATTCATGAGCTTGCCAATAATCCTCTCTTGGTGAAACTTGCCAATAATTTTGTCTTTGGGCTACCTGCCAATTTGTCGGTCTTGGCGAAACGTGCCATACTAAATCCGATTTTTGGAAAATAGGCGCACAAACATAAATATCTACTGCATTGCCTTGTTCTAATACTGCCACTATGACATAAGTTTTGCCATTAGTAGAATCTTGCGCCAAAGCTGCTTCGCTAATATTAGCAGAAGCGACTAATATTTGGTTGACTAAATCTTGTGCTAAGCCCGCTTCTACAATATGTGCCTGAGCAATCATATTGGCAGTTAAAGCATCTTCTGCATTAGCGGATTCAAGCATTTGAGCATAAGCAGTCATTTGCTCGCTTACTGCATCTGAAGCTAATCCTGACTCTGCAATAGCCAATAAGGCAATAGCATTTTCTGTTTGGTAATCAATAGCTATACCAGCTTCTATTACCGTTAAATAAGCTACTACATTTTGGAAAACACTATCATGAGCGTTTCCTGTCTCAGTAACCGTTACTGAGGCAATCATATTTTCGGACTGGGTGTCTTGAGCGTTGCCAGCCTCTGATATGCTAATTGGAGCAGTCATACTCTCAGATTGAGTATTTACTGCGTTGGCTGCTTCATTTACCGCAATTGGAGCAGAAAGCGTTTCAGATTGTGTATCTGTAGCGTTTCCAGCCTCAGAAATACTTACGGGTGTTGTCGCATTTTGAGAGACTGTATCAACGGCAGATCCTGTTTCGGCAATTACACCTTGAGCCGTCATATTTTCAGAAACAGTATCTACGGCATTTCCAGCCTCAGATATGGCAACTGGAGCAGACATTGTTTCAGATTGAGTATCGACTGCGTTTGCTGACTCAGTAACCGTTACTGGGGAAGTCGTATTTTCTGAAACAGTGTCAACAGCAGAGCCTGATTCAGATATTACGCCCTGAGCAGTCATATTTTCTGAAACCGTATCCAATGCAGATCCGAATTCAGAAACACTATTCGGAGCTGTCATAGACTCCGAAACAGCGTCTATTGCACTTGCAGACTCAGATACTGATATTGGAGCCGACATTGATTCAGACTGAGAATCTACGGCATTACCAGCTTCAGTGACTGAAATAGGGGTCGTTGCGTTTTGGCTTACGGTATCAACAGCAGATCCAGCTTCAGAAACGGCAGCCGTCATATTTTCAGAAACTGTATCGACTGCACTAGCTGATTCAGAAATCGATACCGCAGCAGACATCGACTCGGATTGAGCGTTTAAAGCATTGCCAATCTCAGTAATAATAACTGAAGCAGCCATTGACTCTGATTGATTGTCAGTAGCATTGCCTGTTTCGGCAATAACTACTGGAGCAGACATTGATTCTGACTGGCTATCTACTGCATTGCCCGATTCCGTAAGGCTTACCGATGCAGACATTGTTTCAGATTGAGTATCGACTGCGTTTGCTGCTTCATTTACCGCAATTGGAGCAGAAAGCGTTTCAGATTGTGTATTTGTAGCGTTTCCAGCCTCAGAAATACTTACGGGTGTTGTCGCATTTTGAGAGACTGTATCAACGGCAGATCCTGTTTCGGCAATTACACCTTGAGCCGTCATATTTTCAGAAACA